TAGCCATTATGCAAGTAAACCTCCAGGTCGTTTTTGCTTAAGTAATTCTGCCTCTATCGCTGCTGATAATGCAACCCCTAAAGCTCTGCCCTCTTCTTCATTTCCTTCTACATTAGAACCAGAAGCATCTACATTAACAACAACATTTGTAGATCCCCCACCCATTTCGTGATTAGGAGTAACTCTTCCTGTAACTCCTGGGGTAAATAGTTCTGGTCCACGTTCTCCAACAATATATGATTTATTAGGTTTAGTAACACCACCATTCGCAAAGAATCCACCAATACCAGGAAT